GTCCTGAAGCAATCGAGGCTATGCGTTCAGATGCTCGGGCACTGTCGCAGCTTGATGAAGACATGATCAATCAGGCAGAGGCGTTCCAAGAGGCATCCAGTCGCATACAGCGAGCAATGGAAGGCGTATCCAATGAGATCAGCGCGCTATTTGTGGGCGACCTTGCTACGACACTGAATGACTTGGCTGACTTCCTGTCTGAAAACCGCGATGAAATCGCTGACTTTGCTGAAGAAGCCATTCCTATATTAACTGGTATTGCTACTGGCATTGGCGTTCTGGTGGCTTATCGAGTAGGACGGGCTGCTATTGGTGGGCTATCGAACATTCCCGGAGCGACTGCTTTGGCGGCTGGCTTAGGGGCCGCTGCATCACAGCTTCTTGATAAGGAGGGCCGTGAGCAGATAATTAAAGAGTACCAAGAAAGTCCAGAGCGTCGGCTTGATGATATGCGATCCCCTGGAGGGGCATGGCCTGCGATAAATAACTCGGACAACGCGATAGAAGACCTCAGTAGAGCGCCTTCTGGCTCTGGTGTTCGGATGAGCTATGGCGACATTAACGTAGATGCTCGGGGATCAACGAATCCCGCCGCGACTCGCGATGCTGTTGAACAAGGCATCGCCGCCGCCATGCAACAAGCCGCCGAAAATACGATTACTGATCTAACGGGGGTTGTCGGATGAGTGTAGTTGGACTGTTTGCACAATCACAACCTCAGATTGCCGGGCTTTATTTCGATGCCGTTATCGAGGAATCTAGCGAGCTGGTCACGGAAGTTACAGAGTTCCCGGTAGAGACGGGCGCTGTGGGCAACGATCACGCCGTACAGAGGCCGTTAGCGTTGTCTATGACTGTTGGTGTGTCTGATAACGTAT